CAAGCCAGTCTTCACCTTCCAGTGCTAGACGTGCTTCGATGTCTCTTGATTTCTTCAAGTCATCTTGTAATGACTCTGGATTAAACACAGGACGCCCAGTGGTTAAGAAAGCCTCTTCGGGCTCCGCTGGATATTCCTGTCTGAATAAATCTATGCCGTTCTGTGCAATCTTACGCCGACGAAACATTAGCTGTTCGTCGTCTAGGTCGTATTTCTTAGATAAGTCCTCTTCCTCTGGAGTTATCTTAAAGTTCTCAGGTACAGGCTCACGATACTCTGGGTCTACATACCAAGGGATAAACACGGGGACGTATCCGTTAGAGCCATCCACTGCACCTTTCCATAAGTCATAGAATATACCAGAGACACCATTAGCTGTGCTCTCAACGAATACAGCTGTGCCTTTCTTGCTAGGTACGGCTTGCGTCATACCATTCCAGTTTTCTAGGGCAGTTGATTTCTGCCAGAACGCAAGTTCTGATGCGTGAACATGTGTAAGTGTCTCACCACGTCCAATGCTTTCACCACCAGCTGTAGCAACCACATAAGAACTATCAAGGACATCAAAGGTCAACTCGCGTCGAGATGAATACTTTGTGTGTGGCTTGAGTAGTTCTGGGCAGTTCTCATGGTAGCGTTTAGTCATGTCAAACAGTGCTCTTGTACTGTCAGAATGGTGTGTGACCACCATTGCTTTACATGCTTTACGCTGGGAAACATTAAAGTAAAGATAGCCGCCTACATAAGTTGATAGACCTTGCTGTCTAGCCTTCAGGATGATGATGCGAACCTTGCCCTCAGTAGCCATTTGTTTATCTACAGCTTCTTGTAGGATAATCTGTGCTGGCTTTAGTTTGAGGGGCTTGATGTCTCCATCTTTGGTTCTGATCTTGAGTGCTGACTTAGAGTAAAAGTCAAATTCGTCATATAGTTTGCGGCGTACTTCTTTAAGTTTCGTTTCCATCGTCGGTTTGCTCTTCCTCTGTGTCACTTACTAAAAGCGACTCCAAGAAGGCTTCTGCTTTACCAACAGTGACTTCGCTCTTTGATACTGGTTTTGTCTTAGTAAAGTCTAAGACCATTCTTGCGGCTGTTAGTTTGTCTCGGTTCTGCGCTGGTTCACGCATAATCTCGACAGCTGTTTTAAGAGCCTCCACCGCATATTCATCATCAATATTATTTTCTTTAGCCATAATAGCCACAATCCTTTCAGCGTCTTTCTGTGCTTGTTTTCGGATAGGAGTAATGGCTTCTAGTGTGTAGCCATCTGGAGTGCCTACTGGCCTTCCTCCATTCTTACGTTTTTTGGTTGACCACTGCTTGCGTAGTGCTCTTCCTTCCTCGGTTTGCATTAACTTTGTGAAGTAGTTGTTCTCTTTTGGAGTTGCCTTCTTTGGATACTTCAGTTCCTTCTTTGGCGACTTCTTTCTTGGTTCCTTGGGTGCTCCCATTGTGCTCTCCTAGTATGCTTGAGATTATAGAGTGTGTATTTGGACACTGCTTGCAAAACACTATGTCGATAAAGGAATACTTCATCTCCTTTAGTATCTGTGACTTTTGATCTTTGGTTAAAGACGATGCTTTTATAGTCTCTATAGCTTCTAGGTATGGCACTAGGTCATACGCTGTTTTTACGATCATTTTGCTTCCTTGAAATAATAAAGCCCCATTGCTGGGGCTGTATGTTGTTATGCTGATAGGATGCCATCTTGCGGACTGAGTATGCCTTCATTCGGCTCTTCGTCCTCGCCACTTTCCTTTGCAACCATAGCTGAAACTATAGCTAATATTGTTGCGAAAGAACTTGAGTAGAACCTAATCTGCTTGTTGCCAGCTTTCTTAAATTCATCCCTGATAACTTTAGTTGTCTCAGGCATTAATTCTTTGGCAAGTTTTGGATTGAACATATAGACCCACACTGGATCAACGGCGGCCTCTGCAAAGTTCATAGAATATTTCTGGTATTTTTCAAGACCCTCAGAAACACGACTGACCGCCTCTCCTTTATCCATAGAAGGATTATTAGACATAAGTTCTTCGATACGGGTTGAAAATGACCTTATAGCCACTGTAGAGTTTGGGTTATTCTCAGCATAAGCCTTTATATTCCACTGTAGGTTGTTGATCTCGTCAAATATAGGACTGTTGTCTTTTAGCTTATGGTATTCCATTAAGACTGGGGCAATTACACTACCTGTAAAAGTCCCATCTCCATATACGTTCATCTGCCCCGTAAAAGCATTTCTACCTGATTTTGAATATGGTTCAGATATACCTTTTCCAGAAAGATTACCTTGAGTAACTCCATGCGCCACCTCATGTAAAAGAGATTTTATAGCTTCAATCTCTGTAACTCTTTTTAGCTTTTTAGTTTCTTTATTTAAACCCTTTGAGGCATTTGGAACCATAGTAAATATTGTACCACCAGCCCCACCTTTGTTCTTATAGTCACTAAAGAAAGCCTGTGTAGTGGGCTTGATTGTACCAAAGCGAAACTTAGCATCCTCTCGCATCCTACTTATACTTTTGAAAAGTTTGACTTGTAGACCTAGCTTCTTAGCCGCGTCTAGTGCTGTATCCCAGTCTTGGATACCATTTTCATACTTTGTACCTTTCTTACCGATTTCAACTAAGGCTTCGGCTTCTGGTAATTCTGCTTTTACTTCAGCTGGTGTGGGTGGCTCAGTTCCTACTGGTTCTGGTGTTCCAAGTACCCCTTGGTCTCCGCCATCTCCCACGTTGGGTTCTTGCTGAGTTCCTCCGCCAGTCTCTTCTGAAGCTGGAGGGATAGTGGGTGCTGGTTCCAAGACAGGAGGTGTCGGTGATACCGCTGTAGGTGGTGATCCTGTTGTTCCAGTTGGCTCATTTGGATTAGTTACTCCTGTGTTTATAGCCGCCTGTTGCGAAACGACACGGGTATGATACGGCATTAGGTACTTATCTGCAAGTTTTTCGTTAGAAAGGTTCTTTCTTGCACGATCAACAAGTGCCTGTGATGCTGTCTTAGGGTCACTCCCAAGGCTTAACTGATATTCACTTAACGAGTTGTTCAGAACTAGCCTATCACTGTCAGAAACAGCTTTGTCTTTATCTAGCTTATCAATCAGGTTCTGCACAAACTTTCTGTTGTCATCAATGCCCTGTTGAACCTCTGGACTACGCTGTGGTGGTGCAGGGGGTGTAGGTGCTACTGGTGACGTAGGTGTAGCTGGATCAATTTTTGGAAACTTAAAGCCACCTTTAATTACACCGACAGTATAAGATAGTGTTTGGTCATTGTCTGGCATCTTACCAGTCTTTAAGTGTGACTTGTAAGCATTGAGAGCCTTACGGACACTAGCATCTGATTCTTTTGCAAGTCGCCTGTTTAAGACCCGTAAGATTTCAGCATCTATTTGTTTTGGTGTCATATCACCAAGGTTGCCAATTTCACGTAGTCCTGTGTGTGCAATGCCTCTAGGTGACTCTGGATTAGGGTGTTGGCCTTCCTCATACATTTTGACAAACAATGATTGCTTTTCTGCATCTGCTTTAGCTTTTGCCGCTTTCTTCATAGCCTTGTTGATAGCATCTTTGGCCTTTTTATTGGCCTGTGCTTGCTGGGCTTTGTTTAAGGGTAGGCTTGTGCCTGTAGGTGTATTAAGGCCACTTTTCTTGATGTTCTTTTTGACAAAGCGGTTCACTTTAGACCTACGGCCTGTGACTGCATCTATTGCACGTCCACCAGCAACTAAAGGTATTTGTGTTGCTAAAGATGCACCTTGTGTTCCAGCAATTGCACCAAAGTTTAACATACCAGCAACATCTCGCGCTGGGTTATAGCCTTTGCCGACATTATTGATTGGGTTGAACACATCAGTAAACTTAGAGAAGCCACCTTTGAGGCCAGATGCGTAAAGTTCTGTAAGTACATTTGACTTATAGAGCCCATTCACCATCTTTTGACCAACTTCTGTTGATCCAGCGATGTCTTTTACAAACTGTATGTCAGCTGGTGTTACGTTACCTCCGACTTTAAGGTTAGAAGTGTTGATTATTCTTTGGAATCTTTTCTGATCAATGCTGTCTAAGTCTTTTACAATCTGTAATTTAATCTTATCGCCAGCACTCTTAACTTCATCAGCTATTTTACCTCTAACACTTGTTAGTGTTTGGTTAGCACCTTTTAGTGAAGAGGGGTCGATGTCTTTAAGGTTATATCCGCTGTCTTCTGATATTTCTTTGATCATACGAGAGACATCACCAGCCGCCTGATCAACTTCTGGTGCAAGTTCTTGCCTTGGTTTGAAGACAACTTCACCAGTCTTAGTAACAGTTGATATTGCTGTGTTAGCAACTCCACCTAGTGTAGAACCAATAAGCCCAGCGTCACCCATGCGGTTTACGACTTCATCAGTAACATACTCACCACCTTTGATGGCAGTGTTACCCATGATGGTAGCTTCTTGACCAGCTTCCTGTATGCCTTCTTTGAGTATCTTTACAGTATAACCACCACCTTTGACGGGTAGTAGTTCTATGAGGCCAGAGGTTACAGCCGCACCCAAGTCTTGCATGGTTGCAGTTGTGTCTATGCCTTTTTCTTCATGCTCGTCGCGTGTCTCGCCTAATGCACTCAAAGTACCATAGACTGTACCACCGACAGCAATAGTTGTGCCGACAATTGGTGCAGAAGTAACTGCAAGACCAGCACCGATAGATGCCGCTGTACCAGCTAGTACCTGTGGGGCGGCTTCCGCTGATCCGTAGAGTAAAGATTTACCAGCATTTGCAAGATCGCCTTCGCGTAGGTTCTTAATAATGCCATCAGCACCATCAGGACGCTGGTAGTTTGCTTCTGCAATCTCACGTTCATTGCGTTCAGCCATTTCTTGCCCATAGTTCTCAATACTTTCTGATCCTGTCAGTTCCCCAACACTTTGTATACCCTGACCTATAAGTTTTCCTGCATTATCGTAGCCAAATTTAGCCGCGCCACCAACTGATGTGTCTACTTCAGCTGT